ATTTAGCAGATGTAGAACGTGCAGAGACTGAAGAAATTGCAGTAACAAAGGAGAAGACAGTATGAGTTTTATGATTGGGTTCTTGTGTGGGGGACTTGTGACTTTTGTTGGGGTGTTGGTTGGTCTTATTATGTATCTTGAGAGAGAGGAAGCGAATGAGGAATGATAGATTAGAAGATTTGGTTCAAAAATATAAGGTAGAAGCAGATTGCCCTATTATTTTTTTGTCTGGTGCTATGACAGGATTATCACTAAAAGAACAGACAGAATGGCGAGAGGTTTTAGAGAAACATTTTATGGATCATTATCAATTTTTTGATCCAACCGTTTTTAATGCTGAGGACGAAAGCGATGAAGTTCAGCAGTTGGCTCATGAATATGATATTTGTGGAATTATTAATTGCGATTATTTTGTGGTGAATCTAAATAAGGCAAAAACATCTGTAGGTACATGTCAGGAAATTATGTTGGCATGGCTGCTAGGGAAAGAAATTATTGGATTTTTTGAAGAGCAGGATTTGGTTGAACCGCTTCATCCTTGGATTGAGAACAAACTTAATAAGAAATTTGTAAGTATAGATACATTGATAATGTTCCTGACATTGGAATATTATAAGAAATGGTGGAAGGGAAGAAATGAAAGTAGAAGTATATAGGAAGAGATTGATTAATAAGATTAAATATTTTTTTAAGAGGTTATTTAATAAACAGTACCGTATTGAGTTGGGTAAAGAAGAGATGATTAAAAGATGGCATGCAAATCCTATGACTTTTGCACAGAATAGTTCGGGTAGTACTCTTCCACCCTTTGCGGGACTGAGACTTAATGTAGCTGCTAAGATTATGGAGATTGGAGATTGGAGAAATAGATATGAGTAATAAGTTGAAGAAAGCAGATTATGTTGTACATTGGGTAACTGATTATGATCCTAAAACAAAGAAACAGATTTCTAAAAAGAGAGAATTTATTAATGGTATGTGCAATGCTCATACTCATGGTTTAGATAAATATGGGTCATATGAACTACAAATTGTCATTGATGCTCCAGATGCTTATAGTTTTTTATTTGAGAAAATTGCACGTCAGATTGCTTCAGGACAGTTAAAGTTAGAAGATGGTATGATTCTTAAAGGGATGTTTAGTGATGGTGCGGATTTGCGTGTTGATAAACATCTCCAATATATTAGCGGATATACTGAAAAACCTGAATATGTATGGCGTTTAATTATTCCTGATGGTGAGTTTAAAATGCCAGAAGAATCAGAAGAGCCTCCTTATTGTTTTCAGACACTAGAGCCAACAAGAGATTATTGGAAAACCGTTTATGAACTGGAAGGTAAAGAATGGATGGAGGATTGGGATTAATATGGCAGATGACAAGAAACCTTTTAGAAAACTGACATATCGCCTTGCAATTAGGGCAAAATGCATGCAGTGTTCAGTGGGAAGTCCAAAAGAAGTTAAAGAATGTCCTGTAAAGACGTGTGCGCTATATCCTTTCCGATTAGGAAAACAACCAGCTGAGCCTGTGAATTGTTTAGATATTTTAGTCTTTGATGACGATCCGACATCCGTTATTTTCAGAGCACGCAAACCCAAGGACGAAAACGATGATGGTATTTCTGCTGTCAGGACTGAGTATCCTGCATATATTGAAGATGACGATGAAGAAGATATTGAAGATGATTAAAAATCTCTTGACTTTACACTAAAGTTCGCTATAATAGTTTTTGACAGTTGATAATTAAACACGAGGTATTAACAACATGGATGTCGAAATGAAAAACTTGATCCAGACACTGGAAGCCACCAATGCAAAACTCAAGGATGTAATGGAAGTACTCAAGCCACCTGATATCGAATATTCGATATCTGACTTAAAAAAACGTATTAAGTACAGTAAATCTCCGATGGAGAGAAAGATGTATGAGCAGGAACTTAACCGACTTTATAAAAAGAAGAAAGGCATGCGGTAATTAAATGATTAACGAAGAAAGACTTAAAGAGTTTATTAAAAGCAAGTGCTACGATCTGGTTTGTACGAAGCGTGGTTATGAAAATGCCTGTGAGAGTTTCTTGCACGCTGCTAATAATCATACATTAGGAAGTATCGATTATATAACCAATTGGCTGGAGAATTTAAAGTGTTGGGAATATAAATATATTGAACAGGAATATATGCTAAGTCAATTTTGTCATCAACTGGGTGATGAGTATGTAGAGATTTGGAATGAGATTGTGGGGGAATGACAGGATATATTTATAAAATTACATGTTTAATTACAAACGAAATATATATAGGAATGACTACTCGAACGATAGAAGAAAGATTTAAAGAACATATTAGGGAAGCCCAAAGAGGAAGAGATAATAGGCATTTCCATAATGCAATACGCAAATATGGGGAGCAGAATTTTACAATAGAAAAGTTATGTTCCATTAGTATGCCTACAAGAGAAGAATTAAATAAACAATTGGCAATTAAAGAAGTCGCATATATTAATGAATATAATTCTTTTGAGAATGGTTATAATGAAACTTATGGTGGGGAAGGCGTCCATGGCAGATATGGGGAATTAAATCCTTTTTTTGGAAGGACTCATTCTTTAGAAACAAAGCAGAAAATTGGGGAAAAGAGTCGAGAAAGAAAAGCATGGAAAAAATTACACACCCCAGAAGTTACAAAGAAAAGAATAGAGGCTCGTAAAAATAATGGACTTCCTTGGTTTACAGACTATGCAAGACAACGTGCGAAAGAAGTAAATACAGGTAGGAAACAAACAAAAGATGAAATTATAAGGCGGGTAGAAACTGTAAAAGCAAAACGGAAAATAAATCCTGATTATGGTAAAATCGAATGGACGCCAGAATTAAGGAAAAAAGATTCTAAATCTCATGGTGGCAAGGATATAATACAGATGGATTTAAAAGGAAATATAATTAAAAGATGGGACGGTTTATATGAGATTCATAAAGAATTAGGGTATGATTCTAGTTGTATTTGTAAATGTTGTCGTGGAAAAATGAAAAGATGCTATGGATTTACTTGGAAATATGCCGTTTAGTTCTAGGGGGATATATGAACAAAAAGAAAATTCTAGTAGTAATTGATATGCAAAATGATTTCATCGATGGCGTCCTTGGTACTCCAGAAGCACAGGCGATTGTGCCAAAGGTTGTTGAAAAAATTAAAAATAAAAATTACGATTTAGTAATTATGACACAGGATGTTCATTATGGCGATAATTATATGAATCATAGAGAAGGTCGTTATTTGCCAGTACCCCACTGTATAGATAATACTTGGGGGTGGGCTAGATCTAATGATGTTGTTGAAGCTCTTTTTGAAACAATAGATAGCCGTCAAGTTATTTGTAGAGAGAAAAATAATTTTGCCCTTGAAGATAATATTAAAGGATTAATTTTAGATTTTATTGGTGGCTATTATCAAGAATACTTTTCAATGAATGATCAAGGTGAAAATTTTGAATTTGAATTTGTAGGTCTTTGTACAGATATCTGTGTGGTCTCTAATGCTTTTGCACTCCGTCAGGCATTCCCTGAAGCTGAAATCATTATTGATGCATCGTGTTGCGCTGGTACTACTCCAGAACTTCATAGAGCAGCATTGATGACTATGAAATCCTGTCAAATGAATATTATTAACGAGGACATTTAAATGGCTAAATATGAAGACCAATGCCTCTTCGCTATCACAGCTGATTATCGACCAAACAATGAGAATAAACCAGTTTACTACGTTCTGGCACCAAATCGGCGTAAAGCAAAGAGTAAATTCAAAGAAACAATTACATGGCTGACGATTTATGATTGTAAGCGTATTCGTCAGGAAGACAAGATTCAGGACATTATAGATCATCCAGAGAAACACATTATTATTAAATAAGGAGATATAAAATGAAGATTGCTGTAATTATTCTGTTTGTAATTGATATTATTTTTGGCGCTGAAATGTGGTCGTTGCATGATAGGATTGAGGCTCTGGAACAGGAAGTATATATTCGTAAGATTGCGGATGAAGCAACATTGAAAGAAGGTGATGATACGTGAGTACATTATATGAACTGACAAATGATTGGTTGATGCTCATGGAAATGGCTGAAGATCCAGATATTGAAGAGGATGTCTTTATTGACACTCTTGAAGGAATTGAGGGCGAGATTGAGATTAAAGCCGATGGTTATGCAAAGGTAATTCGACAGCTGGAACATGATGCTGAGGCATGCGGCGCTG